ACCAAGCCAAGTTGACCTGAATAGAGCTGGTGAGAATCGAGGTTGCGCCAATCGACGATGCCAATCTCGATGGCCGCTCCATCGAAGAGGCCCGCAGCAAGATCTTCAACACGGATCGAGTCGTGACTGAGCACGCCTTCGACTTCCGCATTGTCTTTGGAGAGGTCGGCATTCAACCTGATCGCCGCGGGAACCATTCCCGGCGCCGCCTTGTGGCCAATCCTGTCGAAGAAGAGATCCCGGTCGTGACTGGTAAACCCCAAGGTCACCCCATCTCGTCGGTAAACCCGCCAGAAGGTTGCCGCCGTATCCAGTTCCCGGTCGAAGAATATCCTCATCATCCGAGCTCGCGCAGTTCGATCAGAGGAATGCTGGGCGCTTCGCCGGCATCGAAATTCACCGCAGCGATATCGATCCGATCCTCGGCGAAACGCACGGGCACGTCGAACAGGAAACCGGCTCTGATTTCCGCACCCTCTGAAGGGGCCGAAGCGAAGGTTATCGTGCCGAGCTGACCGAGGGTCCAATCTGCATTTGGCACGCCGTCTACACTCACGAGCAGGGTCTCGCCGCGGGGTCTTGTGATCGGTCGGACTTGCGGATCTGGACCTGGCCCATAGCGTTTCTCCAGCCGAAAATCCGCTCGCAGGCCGTCACCGATCCCTAGCAACTGATCGAATGCGGTCGGTGTTCCGATCATGCCCCGTGAACTGTGATCGAACGGATCGCTGATCCTGAAACCTCGAGCCGCGCCATGCCGCGCTCTGAAAAAGGCAATCAGTTCAGCCAGTTCGCTCTCCGATCGGATGCCAGGGCCGACGTCGAAATGCATTCGAGCATCCGACCAGAGAGCGTTGCGCCGCTCATGCCCCGAGGCCGTGACCGAGATCGAGGTCGAGAATTCGGGGGCCACCGCAGTGCTGCGGCCAAGTGCGAAGGGGTAGAGAACGTCATCGAAGGATTGCATGTCGCTGGTCCCGATTGGAGGTATACGGGTGAAACCGTCGCGGGTGACCTGAGGGAGCGCCCAGACGTAGATACGCTCGATGCCGCGTGCAGAAGCTTCGTCGATGCCACGATCGATCCGGGTCCAGGAACGCACGGCATCGACTGGATCGAGTACAAAGCCAGCCAGGTAATCCGTTGTTGCGGTCGAATAGCCCAGCTTCGCATCGACAAGCGAATAGGCCTGTCTGCGCAGCGCATCCGCCCCTGCAGTCAGCCAGTCGTAATCCTCTACCTGGAGGCGATCGAACGCCGGGGCTGCCCAACCTTCCGGGAGGTTCGCGCGGTGCAATTCGGGCATCGACGGATCGAGGATCGTAGGGGTGAACGCAAGAAGCAGAACTTCCGCCGGACCTTGGGCCGCTTCTCGAATTGCAGCAGTCAGATCGGCTGTTGATGCAGCAAGAAGGCTGCCGGCGTCATCCAGAAGGGCGAGGGCGTCCTGCCCCAGCGTTTCCCTCATGTTTCCGATAAGCGCTGGCTGGCCGCCGAAGGCGGAGATCGCGGCATCGTCGTAAAGGCAGATTTCCCCTTCTGCGGTGACCCACCACCACGGCTCCCCGATCTGGAAGCGGACGGGCAATCCTGCAGTTTGCGCCAATTCCACAAATCGCCGCGCTACCCCGGTGACCCATGCCATGGCTTCGCCATTTGCCGGCGAGAGTACGGTCGATGGCGGGACCCACCCGGTCCGTGCAGGCAAGCCTCCTGCCGTGCGCTGCTTCCAGCTTTCGGGGCAATAGGCATCGAACAGTTCATAGGAGAGCGACAGGATGACCTCGAGATCAGCCTCCTGCGCCCGTGCAAGGAAAGCGTCGTGCCATGCTCGCGAAGGCTCGCACAGCTCGCCCGAGGACTCCGCGAAGAGGCTCTCGTCCGTTGCCCGGGCAAGCCTCATGAAATGGCTCATCCCGACATAGTGAACGATATCAGAGCGATAACCGAGACCTATGATGTTCCGCAAAAGCCTGGCGGGCGTCTGATTATAGGCATCGTCATAGGCAGTCGCCATCCGCAGCCCATGGACCGGGAGAAGCACATCTCCCAGCTCGAGCATGGCGCGCCCGCCGTCGGCATTGATCTCCGACATGACGACGTGGCCGTTGACGCGTTCCGGAAGGGGAGCGGTGCTTCCGGCGGCATAGCCCGGGGGGACGATGGAGATGAACATCCGGTCGATTTCCGTCGGATGGACCGGCGTTCCGGGCAGGGTGTAACCACTTTCGAGAGCCGAAAACGGCAGGGTGATACGGGCGTCCGTGGGCGTACCCTCCGCATAGTTCCAGAGCCTGACATACCAGGTCGCCTCAGCGCCATTTTCGTCGCGACCTTCGATGGTCAAGGTCGGGCCGTTAGGCGCGTCAAGCGCGATCACGCCTTCGCTGCGCCACCGGAAGCTCAGGCTCATATGCGAGTAGTCACGGTCGGTCGCATAGGCGAGAAGCGGATGATCGAAGCGGTCCACGCTTTCCCAGATGAGGCCGACAAGTGCGCCCTCGTGATGCAGCTCGACATCGACCCTGATCGCATCGGGACCCTGCGTCACGACCGATGCCATCGCGGGGCGCGGAAAGTCCACGGTCCAGAAACGGGGATCGAAACGCTGGATGAAGCTCGATTCCTGCGCGCGCCTCTCGCGCGCCAGCCAGAATGCCATTTGGTGCTCCTTTGCTCAGGCCTGATCGAGCGCCCGGCGAACCGCGCTTGCCAGCTGGCGCGAAGAGCGACGCATGGCTGTCGGTGCCGAGGTTTCCGAAGGCGTGTTCAGTTGGATCGCGACCCGAACATCGCGGCCGCTGCCCGCACCCATTCGTCCGTTTTCGATCCGCCCGGAAGATGTCGGAATGAAGATTTCCGGCCCGGCTTCCCCGACCATGAAAGCTCGGCCGGGCGAGACCGGACCTCCAGTTGCCCGGCCGGGGAGACCAAGAAGCGCGCCGAAGGATTGGGCGAGGAAACCGCCCAAGCCTCCGCTCGCGCCGCCGAACAGGTCGCCGAAGCCGGATTGGAGCGCGTGGCCGGCAATTTCGTCGAGAGCTCTGAAAGCGAGGCGCTTGAGGTCGTCGAACCCCAGGCCCCCTCGCCGCAATGCCGAAACGAGCCCGCGCTCGAGCGTTGCGCCGGCCTTGTCGAAGCCGTCGATCAGGCTGCTGTCGATCGACCCGCGAATGGATTCCAGGTCGGCCGCAAAGCCATCCGTGCTAGCTCTCAGGTCGATGACAAGTTCGTCGAAAGTGTCAGCCATGGCGGTCTCGCTCCATCATCTGTCCAATCTGTTCGCGGCTCGGCCCTTCGGCTTGGACGCCTCCGCTTATGGGCCGAAGAGCAGTCGCAAGCTCATGCGGCGTCGCTGTCCAGAATTCCTGCGGGCCCCAGCCCAGCACCTGCGCGGCGAGCGCGCAGCAGCGTGCTGCAGATCCGCCGAATGACCGGCTCATCAACGGCCCTGGAGGACTTGCGCGAGGATCGCCCGGACAGGCTGCGTCGCGGCGACCAGGCCCATTTCGAGTAATGCCTCACCGATTTGGGCGCGCGCAGGGCGGTCGTCCGTCTGGATGCAGTGCCACAAGAGCGCGCCCATTTCATGCAGGGTAAGCGCTCCTCCGGAGGCCCGATCGACAAGCGCGAAAAGGGGGCCGAGCTCCTCCTCCGCAGCAACCAGGTTCTCGAAGCTCGGTCGCAGGACATAAGCTTTTCCTGCAAGAGTTATGCTTGCCTCTCCGCGCAAGGGATTGGCGGACCGCGTCATGCCGGCACCACGGGCCCGGAGCTTTCCAGCTGCATGGTGTAGTTGCGTTCACCATTGAAATCGCCGGAATAGTCGAGCCGCTGAACGAGGAAGCGTCCGCGCAGCCGTTCGCCGTCCTCGAAAGCGAGTTCGTAATCGTCGATCGTCCCGGCAAGGGCATGGCCGCGCACCCGGCTTTCGGCCGCGCTGCCAAGGAAGATCCCAGCGGCGCTGACGGAAACCGAGCGGGTTCCTGCTCCAGACAGGAGATCGCGCCAGCCGCCCGATTCCTTGTGAGTAATTACGACCGTATCGCCGTTGATCGACATCTGCGTCGTTCTGAGGCCGGCGACAGTTTCATAGCTGGGCGATGCGGCGCCATCGCCGATCTTGAGCAGGAAGGCGGAGCCGTTCTGGGCAGGCATTGGGCATTACTCCTGGATGAGGGCGAAGATGCGGAAACGAAA